TTTGCCGCTGTATGACAAAGATCCCGATGTGACTGCTTTCGTGGTCGGTGAAGAGGGTCAGAATATTCTGGCTGTTACCAAACCACGTAGAGTCATCTTCCCACTGTTTGAAGTTGCTTCAAACCCCGAAATTCCTTTGACTCAAATCAAGGAACGTAGGTTCGATCTTATCGAAAGAGCCCAGGAACTGGCACGTGCCCAGATTCAGGCTGCTGAAGATGAGAGAGTGTTTGCTGTACTCGACAGTATTGCTACAGCAGGTTTCGATTCACTGCCTGCTCAGATGAATGCTGACATCCCAGTTATTGCTCCTATTACAGGGCAAATCCTGGCTGATGCATTCTCCTTGGTCGAACGACATGACCTTCGTGTAGCTCGTGTCTACATGAATGCCCGTGATTACGCCGATTTGAGAAAATTCGGTCGTGATATCCTTGATATCGAATCACAGGCAACTCTGCTCAAAACTGGTCTGATGGCAACCCTCTGGGGCGCACAGATTGTTACGAGTCGTTTGGTTCCAGTTGGAACGGTTTACATCTGCTGCGAGCCTGAGCACTTCGGTCGAATTCCGGTTCGTACTGAATTGACAGTCCTCTCTGCTGATGACCCCAAAGCCCGCACAATTGGTTTCTCAGTGTTTGAGAACCTCGGAATCGGAGCCTTCAACCCTCGTGGTTTGGCTCGTCTGACAATCACTCGCTAACCCGAGCTGAAACAAAGACACTAACCCGACCCTCACAAGGGGGTCGGGTTTTTCATTTAGAGCCTGAATCAATCCAGGTTGGTGGGTATAATCTATACTGTCCACCTAAACACCAGGATGATTTTCATGGATGTATTGGATATTAAAAATATTGACGATGTTGCTATCTCCCCCAAGGCTAATGCTTTTCGGGTACTTGATGATGGTAACGGTGTGAGCTGTTTCTTAGACTTTTTGGAATATAAACAAGAAAAAAACAAGGCTTGTGTCCTATCCCGAATCCAGATAAACCGTGGATTTCTCTCAATAATTCGAGATAGATTGAACTTCTCTCTAAAAGAAATTACCGAGGAGGGTTAAATATTTACAACCCTTTTCGGTTTCGTCGGTAAAGTGTGAGTGATGAAAACTACATGCCATTTCAAGTCCACAGGTATGTGGATTGATAACGGAGGAAAAACATGGCCCAGATAGTTCACAAACGTGGTGTATTTCGTAAGTACCGAGCCTTGAGCAATATTCATATGGGAGCCTATGAGATGGACCTTCCTGCTCAGTCTGAAGTTGAGTTCGACGGCATGGTGCTGATATGGGGAGAAGAGAAATATAATCTCCCATTATTTGCAGGTGCTATCAATGCAACATGGGCTGTCCCGATTGAAGATAATGTCAGTCAGTATGTCCCTCAGCCTGCTGGTGTTGAAGTTCGACCCGCTATCTCAGATGGCCCTGAACGTGGTGCCCCGATGGTAATTGGTAAATCCCCTGATGAAGAAGATGTTTTGGTCGGCACAGTAGATGGTAACATTGCCCGTCGAGAAGCCATCAATCATCCTCCAGCTCCTGTTGCTTCTCAGGAATCAATGGGTAGAGCTGCTGCTCTGGCTGCTGCACGTCGTCAAGAGGCTATGGCTTCTGAAACTGCTGTAAAAGCAGAAATAGGTGATGCAACCCTAACTACTGAGGCTGGCCTTTTCGAGGAAGCCCCTGTAGAATATGCAGCACCTCCCAGTGTCCAGCACTCAGATGATGATGACCCTGCTCCTGTCGTGATTCAGTCGAAGGTTTTCGATGACACCCCGAAAGTTACCCATAACGGGATGGAGATTATCTCTGAAGACCAGCAAGCTGTTCCTGTTGCCACCATTGGTAGCAGAAACTCTGCAACAGTCGGTTCTAATGCTTTAGCAGGGGAACGTACTGTTTTGTCGAATGCTTCTCAGGCTGCCACTGCTGTGAGAATGGCTGACATGCCGAAGCCTATCAGAACGACCAAGAACCCTGTAGCTCAAGCTCCTGTAGTTCAAGCTCCAGTAGCCCAAGCTCCTGTAGTTCAAGCTCCTGTAGCTCAAGCTCCTGTGGCCCAAGCTCCTGTGGCCCAAGCTCCTGTTGCAAAGACAGCAAAAGTTAAATGGAATCGTAGTGGTATGAAACCCACAGAACGTGCTGTAGCTGCCGTGAATAAGTTCGGTGCTGACGAAATCTCTCTGAAACAGGTCATGAACCAAGAAACTGATCAGGTCCGTCGGCTGATTCGTAAAGAGGTTAAGGACCGTTCACGGGCATAAAACCCTTTGAAACATCGGTTTTCTTTCAATGATAAACCTCTGTTGGGAGCATGATGTTTCCTAATGGAGGTTTTTCATTGTGATAAACGATAAACAAGCCAGTAGCCAGGCAGCATGGGCACTTCTAATGGAAGGTGTTGCACACGCCCGAGTTGATGCTCATCGTCTGAAGCATCTGATAAATAGAGCACTCAGTTTAGTTGAGGCTTCTGATGAAAAAGAACACCTTTACCAAGTGGCAGGGGATATCATCGTAGGTGTTCCAGAACGCCTCGAACATCTGGAAACTGATTTAGACCGAACAGGTCTGGCATTATCTAAGATGGGTGCTGAATTCCTTTCTGCTCGACTATCCCTCTCAGACAAGACAATGGTGGATGAAGCTGTTGAATCAGCTTTTGGCCGACCTAACCCTAAAGACTCTGAGGCAGAGAAGTTGGCCAATAGATTCCTGCTGGCTGCCATGAAATCAAAATGGCCAAAAGCTCCTGAAGCAATTAAGGACATCCAGGAGAAGCTGGATGAATCAGGGGCAAGGTACAAGAAAATCTCTGATTGGTATCGGTGGGAGTTCTCAGGTGATTACAGTTACATTGCATATCACCCCAACAAACCCAAGCTCCTGAATCTGAGTGGTAAACAAGGTTCGAGGGCTTATACTTGGTTTGCTCGGCATAATGCCCACAGATTCTCCGTACAACCTATGAATGGTGGCCAAGATGGCCCAGATCAATGGCAGTGTAAACTAAAATGAAAAAACAAAGCTACAGCAGACCCACAGAGGAATTACCCGGAGCCAAGACATTTGTACGTCCTGACACAGGTGATAATCAGAAGGACACAGTCAAGCAGATTCTTCCTTCTCCGCCGTGGTCTCGTAGCAAGCCCTCTCCCCCATTAGGGTTTGGTAAGCCTGCTCCAGGGAATCAGAACTATAAAGTGCCAAATAAGCCAGGTGAGGACTCTCCAGTTCCCTATGCAACTCCAAGCACTACAGTTCATCGTCGGCCAGAAGTAAACTCAGCAGTGGGTCGTCCAGGACCACCTTCAGCTCTCAAACGGCAAGAAGACCAACGTGGCCAAGCTAAGATGTACCACATGAAATATTATCGGGGACACAAAAGCAAAATCAAACAACGTATGAAGGTCTGGTACAATAAGTGGAAGAACAAGTTCAACTACAAGAAAGACCAGGAAAAACGTCGTGATAAACCAGAACGGTTCGAGAGAAAACCCGGTGGAGGGGTTCAAGAGAACAAGAACCGGGCCGAGCGTGATAGAAATAAGAAGGCTGAGATGATGAATCTCCCAGCAGCTCACCTGTATGCCATCAAAACTGGCCAATATGGGATAATGCTGGGTGCCGACCCTGATACAGGCTACATCCTTCTTTACCTGGATAATCATGAGTACATTGAAATCCCTCTGGAAGATTTCTTAGATGATTTCGTAATGCTCTCTGAAGAAGATATTGAGATAGCAGCCGAGAACCTCGATGCTGCCTTTGATATTGATGAAGAAGCTGAGGCCATTGAACGGATAGCTACTCGGTATGCTGATTTCCTGTATGAGAAACGTCCTCCTAAGATGGACCCTGATACGACCTATGACCGAGGTTCTGAACGACAGATAGATAAAGAGGATGACTCTCCTGTACCAGGTCGAATGCCTGACACTCATGTTAGAGATAATCCGGGTTCTGCCAAGGTTATCCCTAACAACAAAGATTTCATCAATAATAAGGCTGCAATGAGAGTGGCTGCTAAGATTGCTGATATTCGTGATGCTTGTAGTTCTGAGTTACGGTCAAAAGCCAGTAGTGTACAGATTCGACTGGCTAGGGTAGATAACAAGAATGCAATGTGGTCGTTCAATGCCACTGGTTCTGGTGGGAAGAAATATCGAATCAAAATTAAAGCTGTGGCCAAGGGAAACATCAGAGATATGAAGAAGGTTGATATCCTTGTTTCATGCTCTTGTCCATATTGGCAATGGCAAGGTCCTGAGTATTATGCTAAGAAAGAGGGATACCTGTTAGGTAAGCCTCGAGGAACAGCTTCGAGACCAGACGTTAAAGACCCTCACAGCCACCACAAGGTATGTAAACACATCTTGGCTGTACTGGATACAGTATCAGGTTATTCTGTGCCTGTGACGCCAGGGAAGGGCAAGAAGAGAGCCTCGGCATTTCAGTATTTGGCTAATATCATTTCTCAAGGAGAGGTTACTGTTGTTTCTAGTGATCAAATAGAGTTAGAGATGTTCGTTCATCGGTATGGTTTGAAGAAGGCTTTTACAGGAGGAACCAATGCCAATTTACGAATATAGATGTGAAAATGAAGAATGCTTACATGAGTTTGAAGAAATATTATCTATTACTAAGTGTAGTGAGCCACAACCTTGCCCTGAATGTGGAGCTACCACTAAGAAAAGAGTGTCCCAGACTGACTTCATCCTTAAAGGTGACGGTTGGTATGGGAAAGCCCAACGTATAAAAGGGCAGATGAAGAAAAAAAACGAGAAGATTTTAGAACGCCAGAAAGAGCGGTATCACGGAACAGGCCCGAGCATTCAGCCTAATATAGATGGTAAACCTGTTGATAGTTGGGCAGATGCTCAAAAAATAGCAAAAGAAAAAGGTAAGATAGCTGAATCCTTTCAGCCGATGGTTGATAAAGAAAAAAGAGGTGACACATGAGCAACTATGGCCCATTCGATGCCCGTGTAGGTGTCCTGGAGCGTACTCCACATTTCGTTGATTTAGTTACTCGGAATAAACCCGGTGTAACTCAGTACCGACTCTGGGGAGCCCGTAACATCAACGATGCCTATGGTGATTTAACTGATAGTGGTGTAGGTGGTACAGGCCCGACATTGATGATGACAGCTCATTATGCTGGCCAACGTGTCCAGAGTCCAGAACTCGTTCGACGTGGAGCAGGCATGGTAGAGGAAAGCCGTAAAGGGCAGACTTCTTTCCAGTTCGACATCGTTGATTTCTTGGCTCCGGGAGCCCCACAACCATTTGGTTCGGACGAGGAACCCGTATTTGTCCGTTTGCAAGAGTTCAGGCAGGCGACAGGATTGTGGTCTGAAGTTCCAATAGGAGCACCTATCAATCCAGGGTCACCAATCCTCGGCCCCACTCTGGTGGTTCCGGGTTCTCGGCAAAATAAAGCTATTTCAACTGAAGTTGTAGGTATTGCTCCAGCAGAAACTGGTTGTATGGAGATGTATCCTCCTAACTTTGACGAGACACTTCAACAGCCCGTTCCAATGCACATTGTGTTCCCTCGGCCTGTAGATAACGTCATCATCCGAAATGATGCTGAAGATGCAGACACTTTACTTTTAGTGTCTTATGGCATCGGACAGCCCATGTTTGCTATACCTGGTGGGGGTGGAAACACCAGTACCGTATCTTATGATACAGCAGCAGGAAGCATTAACGAGATGATTGTGGCTTGTGACACAGCCGTACCAGCAGGTTCTATTGGTGCTGACCCAGGGTGTCCGTTCACCATTGCCGTCGTTTCACCAAGCTGGCGTGTGTAAAATAATCAAACTATTGGGGACATTCACAGTTTAATAAACCCTTACAGTTAAGTGAGCAGGGATTTGCCCTGCTTGTTCGGATGAACTTTTCAAGACGGAGGTTAGAATATGCCTTATATCTGTCTAACAAGAAGTGACATCCCGGACGGAACATTGCAGATTTTGGATTTACTCCCTAACGCATCACAACGGCATCCGGGTTACGACCCCCCTGCTCAGACGCGTTATATCAATCGAGTCCAAAACGATGCTCTGGCTATCGTCAACGGGATGTCCCACGGGATAAAGAATGGGCTGGCTGCCTATATCCTGGACAGAGTTGAGCCAGGCGGAACCCTAGTTGGGTCAGCCGAAGTGGATTTGGATGCCCCAGGTGCAGTCCTGGCAGGCGACACAATTACTCTTGGTGGAGTGGTTTTCACGGCAGTGGATGGAGTCTATGACCCAGCATTGCAGCAATTCTACTCTGATGTAGGTGGTGGTTCTGACGAAACAGTCATGGCCAACTCCCTTATTGATGCTGTAAACGACCCAGCTACTCAGGTATTGCTCCTGGCTGCGGGTTCTACTGTTACAGCAAGTGCCGGTGCCTCTTTGGGTGCTGGGCAAGTCACTCTGACAGCCGATACAGCGGGTGCAACTGGAGCATTGACTCTGGCTGAAAGCACTGCTGGGGCCCGGATTGATGTTTCCGATGACCATCTTGGTAGAACTTTCGAGGCTTTTACAGCCCGACAGCTTGCCAACATTGCAGAACGTATCATCCTTCGTTTGGATGCCGCTTCTGCTCTGACAGCATCTGATGTTAATACGGCTATCAATGCTGAAGGTGGTGTTTCTGGATGTGATATAGCTAGTGTTGGGACTCTGGGTTCTCTAGTAGAGCTTCTCTCAATCCTAGCAGGTCGTGGTTACAGACTACCAGCTATGGCATCTATTTACACTGGGGTAGCTTATGACATCTGGCACGCTGCGGCAGCCGGAAGTTTTGACATTGCCCATCTGGTAAATGACACTCGTATGGTAGCTGGGGAACTCGTCCCGAATACAATCGGTGGAGATACTGCTCAGCTTCCAGTGAAAGGTATCACAGATACTTATCACAGCTCCACTCTGGACATCTCCCTCTTAGAAGGTGATTTGTCGAAGATGGGTGCAGGAATCACTCTCTGGCCAGACAGTGACCCGATTCCACATTTCCCGTGGACGTACCAAAAAGGTGCATCTTACACTCAAACTACTGCTCGTGTCGTCACAGTCTATGACGATGACGGCTCAGTTCTCGTCTAAAAGGAGGCAGACATGGCGTATGCTTACATCGTACTAAACAGAAACGACATTGCAGACAATCTTCTGCAAGTGTTTGACATCAAACCTAACACCAGTCAGCTCGGAATCTATGATTCTGCATGGGCTAACCAAGGTGGGCAGACAGGTTACTTGACCTGGTTGTCACAGCATGATGTCGTGGCAACAACCGCTGGTGCTGGTGCTATCGAAGTCACCGACGCAGCTTACAAAGGGCTGAATGCTTACCTGATTGATAACGTCGAAGACGTTCAGAATGGTAACTTAGCTCTGACCGACACTTTTGCCATTGCAATCGGTGATGCTATCCGAGACCGCCTCTCAGCAGGTGGAACTCTGACTTTGGCAATCATCAATGGCCTCATCAACACAGCTCTTGGTGGAGCAGCCAGCTCTGACCTTGATGGTACAGCAGCAGCTTCTTACTCAACTGGTACAGTTGAAGAAGTTCTTCGTGTTCTGGCTGGTGAAGTTTATCGTGTTCCTGCAGCTGCCCAAGTTGGTGATGCCGCCAATGCCTTCCCAGGCCACGGTGTAGCTCACGTTCGACTTGGTGCTTATGTAGCTTCTACGGACAGTGAATTCCGTCACGTTCGTAAGTTTGCTAACACCGGTTCCCTGAACCTGTCGTGTTTGTCGGGCAACATGTCCAAAATGAAAGCTGCCACATACTCATGGCTGAACCCTTCCTACACCTACGGTGCAGCAGGAACAGCAGTGACATTGGGTGGTGATCATATCCCAGCAACCGGAGTCGCGGCAGCTGTCGTGGTTTACGAAAACGACGGCGACCTGCTGTAAGGAGGAGGTAAATCATGGCACACAGAGCTTTTGTTCTTGCCCAACGGAACGATGTGACTGGGATGAATATCCAAGTCCTCGACCTCAAACCAAATTCGAGCCAAAAGAGTGGTTCTTATGATGGTGATGGGCAAACTTTCTATTTGAATTCCATCGACACCGCTGGAACTACCCACATGATTGACAACGGGTATGAGTCCGGCAGTCGTCAGACAGCTATGATTGCTTTTTACGAAGCAGTAGCCGATGACACCACAGGTGGTGGAAATGATGTTCTTGCTACTCAACGTGCATCCTTGGGTCTGGCCACGTATCTGCGTGAACGTGTACAGCCTGGTGGAGTTGCTTTGGCCACAGCCGGTCGTATGACTCTGACCCATGCCAACCAACAGGCTTCTGCTATCTTGGCTCTCGTAGTCGCGGGTGGTGACCTGACCTTGGCTGGTATCAATGCAGTCCTGGTGAATGTGGCTGACGGTGGTGTAGCTGACACTGACCTCGATGGTGCAGCAGCCCTGTCGAAATCATTCGGTAGTGTGGATGACATTCTCCGCATCGTTGCTGGTGAAATTTACCGTTCCCCGATGTACTGCATCGTTTGTAACGTGGCCAATCAATTCCAGTCCCTGGCAGAACGAGATGTCCTGGTACTTGCTCAGGTAAGTGCAACCACAGGTCAGACCTTTGTATCTCAGGGTGAGTTCCTGACGAATCTGGAAAACGGCTACGAAAGAATTCCGATGTTGGCTATTACTGGTGACATGATGGCATCCATCGGTGGTGGCTACTTGTTCAAAATGGAAGCTGGGATGACCTTCAAAAACCCCAACTTTGCATATGCAGCTGCCGACGTAACCCCGTTCAAGCCCCGTGCCCTTGACCTGAGTGGTGTAGCCATTCCAGCAACAGGAACTCTGGGAACTGCTCGTGTTTACGATTATGAAGGAACTAACCTGCTGTAAAAAAGCCGGTTCCTGCACTAAATTGATGACGGAGGCCCATTGTGGCCTCCGTTTTCTTTTAATAGCCCTATCTATTATAGGAACCCCGTTTTTTGTGAACGGTGGAAAAATAAAACCGACAAGGAGACAGACATGGAACCAACAGGAAAAGAGTTCAGAACGTCAGACCTTTACTTTGCAGCTTACCTGAAAGTGGCAGGCGTGGACTTCAAAGGAACAACCAAGGAAGGAAACAGAGTCTTCTTCCTATTCGAGTCTGGGGAAAGTATCCCTGACCTGAAAACACAGTATTTTAACCGATTTGCTAAGGTCCCAGCTCTGACTTTCGTGGATGAAATCCGTTCAATGAAGGGCTTGACCTACATGGAAACAGGAAGCTAATGGCAACAGTCCTTGCTAATACCCCATTCACATTCCAGGTTCTATTCCTGGATGTGGATAATATCCCAATTGCTGTACTGAATCCGACGATTACGATATTCAGTTATAGCGACCTTGGGGTAAAACAAGAGTTGGTCGCGGCCACTGTAATGACCCCAGCTACCCCAGTGGAAGTTGGACGTTACACTCACACGTACACCCTGCCCAGTGCCTTTGAGGAAGGTGATATGATTTACGGTGAGATGGTAGGAGAACATCCTGTCAGTGGAGACCTTCTGCGGTATAGTGAGGATGTCTCAGTGGTGACGTTGCCACCGGGGTCCCAAGGGTTATCTTGGAATACTATCAAAGGTGGTTAAAATGTTAGCTTTTTTGTTTCTGTTTGCAGTTTACGGTATCGTGTTTATGCTCCAACATAAATGGGACCTGGAGTTCCTTCGGAGCTTTAACTTCTTCGACAGACTGTTAGATTGTCCCTACTGTCTGGGATTCTGGGTTGGAGGTGCAGTTTGGAATGTTGTTCAGACACTCTCAAACCTTATCATGGAAACCAACAGTATCCTCGGGTTCTTTTTCTTTGGAACTTTGTGGTCTTTTGCTTCAGCAGGTTTTTGCTACCTCGTAGACAAGGTTGTGGATAGATATCTGGAGGTTTAAGAATGACTGATATGCGGATAGATTGCCAGGTGGAAGTTCCTATAGAACAGCAAGGTGGTAATTTTGCTGATGCTTTTCGGATTACACCTTTGAAAGGTGATGAGTTTGTCCTGGATTTCATGTCTGTGTCACAATGCCGTACTAAAGCCTCTGTAGTAGCTCGGATTCGTGTAGAGAAGAAGTTCTTAACTTCTATTCGGGACCGACTGGAATCAACACTGGAAGAAATCCAAAGTCAAGACTATGGAACTCTGACACCAAAGCAAGTTGAAGAATTATGGTTTCAGGTAGATTGTTTTCCAGTATCTAAGACTCAGGCTGAGGGAGTCCTACCATTACGGTGGTTTGCCCTTCCCCCAGAAAAGGTGAATTGATATGGCAGTTGCATTTCAGCCAGGAGAAACAATAGGACGTGGGGATTTGGACATCTTTTTACAGAATGTTCAAGGGAATCCAGCAAATGCAGCAGAGATTCATTACACCCTCTATTATGTATCTCCGGGACCCCCTGAATCTGAAGTTCAGGTTGGTCAACCTCAACGAATCCCTGTGAATCCCGCAGTTGGGGAGTATTATGCTTCTCTGATGGTTCCCCAAGGCTCAACACCTGGGACATATCGGATTCGATGGACGTTCCGAGAGCTCGTGAATTCCCCACAACAGCAAGTTGTTCAGGAGTTTGCTATCGTTACAGCAGCTGGAGCCGCAATCATTCCAGGGTATTCCCTTGCTGAGCAGGAGATGATGAGAAGTTTGAGAATGCTTCTTCGTGACCAGAACCCTGATAAGTTCTACCATTTCAGGCCACCTGAGTATGAAGGTGACATTGGCCAATATAATCGAATCTTCGGACAGATTTGGGAAGATGAAGAACTTCTGGAATATCTGCTGAGGTCTTTGGATTGGTTCAACATGCAACCTCCTCTAACACAGAAAATAAATAACCTCACTTTGTTGATACAGAGTATGCCTTCCTGGAGGACAGCAATCCTCTGGGGTGCTATTACTCATGCCTGTTTTGCCATGTCCCTGAACTGGGTGGCTGACGAGTTTGATTATTCCATTGGTGGGGTGAGTCTTTCTATTGAGAAATCTTCTAAATATGAGTCCTTGAAGCAAAATGCTGAGGGGCAGATGGATAAAGCAACTGAAGCTAAGCAACGGACAGTGAAATTCATCCGTGGTTTGCAGCAGCCTCGTTTTGGTATGGGTGTTCGTTCGGCATTTGGCCCATTCGTTGGAAAAGGTATTCTGTCACCGAGGAATTTCGTCTAATGTTGTCCTGGTTTCAAAAATTGTTTATAGAAAAACCTCCTGAACTTCTACCTCTCAAGTATCGGGACTTAGGTAATAATGAAGTTGAGGTTTCCTGTGGTGATCGTAAAATCACAGCTATATGTTTTTCGGAAGATGCTGTAAAACATATTGAAGAAACAAAGAAAAGGATGTTGTTATAATGTGGTGGGTATACGTTTTACAAAGTCAACAGCCTCGAGCCAATGGCCGACCCGGGTTCCATTATGTGGGATGCACAACTGACCCTGCACGTCGTATACGGCAGCACAACGGTGAGATCAAGGGAGGTGGACGTTATACCTCTAAACACCGTCCGTGGGTCCCAGTGGCCTTATATGGAACGTACAGTGGACAATCTGAAGCAATGAAAGCTGAACGTGCTCTGAAACGTGGTAAGAGAAGCACGGGACGAACTAAATGGTCAACCTCAGATTCACCGTGGTGTCGAGGTCTTGGCCCGAAAGACCCGTGGATTACTGATGGTATTTCTCCTATAGAAGCCCTTAAAAAAGAAGGAGTACCCCCTGATGTCAAAATTACATAATGAAATACAGAAACTGGCCAACAACAAACCAGAATTTCGAGGTCTTTTGATTCCTCTCCTCAAAGCAGCTAAGACTTACGATTTTGAAGAAGGAACCCCCACGGGAACCAACGTGGATATGTGGGCTGAATATAAACCCACCCTCAAACGCCAGGTGATGCTGATGGAGAAGCTCGGTCTGAAATATATCAAATTTCAACGACATGGGACACTCCCTCTGATGTTCAGGTACAAGAAATGGAACGTCGAAATCTCTGCACTCAGACTATTTGAACTGCGGAAAGTGAAAGGTCTGGGGGCATTTGGTAGCCGTTTCGGCAAGATTGAGAAGCTGATTGAGGATGAAATCCAAGCCATCAAAGCAGCAGGCGGCCCTCGTAAATATGCTCCGTTCTTCGATAACTATAGGGCTAAAGTGAAAGCTATCATGGGCGGAGCCAAAACCATGAACCTGGCATTATCTTTTGTCACAGAACTCATCCGTGAGATGGGTGTGAGAATCTGGACATGAAAGGGGTAATGATAGGTAATCATTTCTGTAGGCCGTTAAGTTCAAACAATAAACAATTCTGGGAACTTATGGATAAACTTAATGCTGAAAAAACTACAGCAGCTGAGTTATTTGATTCCAGTAATGACCCTCTCCCAACCCTTCGAGAACTTGCTGCTTCAGAGGAGGCCACCCCAGTAGAACACCCTGACCCTATGGGAGATGCTTTCGTGGCCAGGATGCCCGGAGATGAACCTCATCCTTATGCAGACCCAAATCCTTACCTATCAATAAGACCTGCAAAATTGCAGAAGTTACTGATGGAGAAGCTCAATACAGAGGACGAACGTAAAATCCGTCGAGCATTAACCGTCTGGGAACGAGTTGAGGGTGGTAGACGACCCTAATATTTACCTTATAGCCAGCTCTTTTTATAAGGAGATTTTTATGAAAACTAATTTACGTTCAAAAATAGCAAAATTGGCCAGTGATAAACCAGAGCTTCGGAAACATCTGGTTCCTCTCTTGAAGACAGCTACTTCTATAATTTTACCCAGTGCTGTGACAAATTTCATGAAAGCTCGACATAGAGGGGCTGCTGAAGTCAATGATTCAAATGCCCGGAAAATCCTTGCACGTCTAAGAAAAGTGAAAACACTTCAAGAAGATGGAAGTGATTTCTATTTAGGGGAGTTTAAGGATAAAAAAGGGGACCTTGAGGATATTGCTCTTGAAAAAGACCATGACCGCCGTGGCCGTTGGTTTGTCCATTTTGGGTATTCGATGGGTGTGTCTTCATTCCTCTTAGCTTTGGATGAACTACATTTCCGTTATGACGAATTCTAGGCCCCACCAAAAAACAAAAAATAAAGCCCGACAGGTTGATTCCCGTCGGGCTTTTTGTTTGAGATTTACAGTGTTATCTGATAGCAGCAGCACTGATGGAAACATATGGAACCTGACCATTCTTGTTCTCAACCATCTGGCCAGCCAGCCGTGTATTGGCAACTGTTAGAAGGTCATAGGACTCGAAGGTACGGTCTTTAGCAGATGCCAGCAACGGAAGTTTCTGAACATCTGCAATCACACCAGCTATTCGATTCTGAGCAGTGGAGGTAGCCAACTGCAAAGCAGCCTTAATACCAGCCAGGGATTTATCTTGGACATCCAAGGCTTCACGATGCAGAGGTGTATCACCTAACATCTGTCGAGCTTTGATAGCCAATGCTCCATAGCAGACACGAATCAGAGGGTTCCAGACGGCAGCCCAGTAGTCTGGGTTCGGAGCACGTTCAACACCTACGACTTGTCCACCGACCAGAATGATAGCTCCAACCTGGTCTTTCATCAGTTCAAACTCAGCAACAAACTCGTCCAACTCTTTCTTGAAGTGTTGAACGAAGAAAGCTACCTGAGAATCACCTGATTGGATACCAAGGTCAGTGGTGAATTTGTTGATTTCACCCCACAGGCGGTCGAACCCACGTTGCTTACGTTTGGCCAAAGCCTGAACACGTAACGGTGCTGGGAGGATAAGCAACTCCTGAGCATTTTTCAGATACCCACCCTGTGATGCTTGGATACACATGGCAGTATTAACCCTCTTGAGTTCACCTGGTTTCACGAACTCGGCAGAGCCAAGAGCATGATCCTGAGCATTCTGTTCAGATACCCACGAGGAACCCAAAGGAAGGATAGTCGGACGTTCAGTATCCTGGTTCTGAGCATGGACATGGCCATAGTCGGAAGTACCAGCATTGATGTTCGGGGGTCCAAACAGGTCATCCACAGCAGAAGCATCTTCTGGCATCAGCGGGATAACCTCCATATGCCCGACGGACTGGGTACGACCCATTGACGTTCCGTTCAGGATTTGTTCGATAGTCAAGTTGACTGACGAATTACTTGTTCTTGAAGTGGTCATCTTGACCTCCTTACGCTTTGGTGAGGGCTTTGAGTTCTACCGGACCAGCAATTAAAGCCAGTCGAACAAGAGCATTGATGCCCCTGAGCGGGTCGGAGTCCACAAGTCCTCTGATAATGGTCGTTCCCAAACCTTCTGGAGATTTAACCGGCAGGGTGTTAACCTGCTGGGGAGCCAATTCACGGCAACCCTTGGTCTCAGCAGCAAATACGGGGTTCAGGTGATAGATAGGAGTATCGATGCCGATATCTCTTACCTCTTTTACAACTTCAGCAAATCGGCCAGCAGGAGTATTCTCATACCCATCGGACACGACGAAAACAACATCAGGCTGAACATCCTCTGAGAGGGCATCTACCAGGCTATCCGCCAGAGCAGTATCTCCCATTGGGCGTACCAGATTGTCCTTGGTGTCACCACCGACATATAATACAGTGGAGTCATCACCAACATGACGAAGCATGTCTCTCATTGCCAAGGCACAAGCCATTGGACGGAGAGGTTGGGTGACATCACCAGCCATAGATGCCGAAGCATCAACGATAATAGCAACTTTGCCATAATGAGCAGGGAACCCAGCAGCCAGTTTCTTGGCCTTGAAGTCAAGAGCTTCTGTAATCTCTTGGGTCATACCCATAGCAAAAGCATACAAGTACAGGTCAACAGGGTTGTACTGTTTCGGGTCCATGTCAACTTTAACACCAGCTTTCTTAGCTGACCGTTGGACATTCTTCTTCTGGGTAGCTGTCATGGTGTTTTTGGACATCTCCAGAACGTCTGCATGGGTTACGTCCGGGTGGAACGTAGACCTGATACCTTCAAGGACTTCCATCGGGAGACCCGTGTTCTGAGCCTTGGTAATATCTTTCTTGGCAGCCACGAATGCTTTTAGCATGGGCAGCTTCAGTCGTTTCTGGAAACCCAGTACAAATCCGACACATTCACATGCCTGACCGAAGTATTTATCGTTCTTGCAGAACATCTTGATGTTCCGTTCGAGGATGTTGACTTCCTTGGCCGTCCGTTTCGACGGCATTTTGGTCAGGATTTCTCGGATAACGGTCGTCAGGCTTCGACCCCAAGCATGGTTAAATGCAGCCTTCATTTTGGAACGGTACTTGACCGACCACAACTGAAGACGTGGGGACGACAACAGCGTCCGTAGAATAAGTTTTCTGGTTCGAGCATTGTTTGCTCGTTTCAGGCCCATATCTTCATCACCGACACGGAAGGCTTCAACGAGCTTCAGCATACGATGAGGTGGCATAGCCTGAATCAAATGGTACAACACAGCCCGTTCCTTCGAAGCATCGAGGAATTCATCGTCCTTACCATTACGAGTGGAAGACAGGAGAGTTTTCAGCCCCAGTCCCATCGAACGGTCAGTAACACCAGGGAGAGCCAGAAGGACAGCATACAAGTCACGAGAAACCTTGGAGAGGCCATTGTGAGCTGCAATTTCAGCTGCCTGTTGCTCTTCACGAGTGTTGTAATGAGTTGCTCGACCCATACTGGTCGTAGCTGTGTCCAGGAATGAGCAAACCAATCCCCCTACCTTTTTCGGAGCTAAAGCACCGGCAGGCTTCCAGAGAATCTGGTGGTCTTGCGTCATCAGTTGAGCGGTTTCGTTCTTAATCGTCATAGGACACCTCCTAGCACAAAGGTACACCTTCGTGGCGTACAGTAAAAGTCCGACAGGTAAGTTGGTCGTCAGTGTTTGATTTCCATAATCTGAACTAACGACACAGTTCCCGTCGGGTTGAGTTACCCCAACAACTCGATTCTTAGTAAAACTAAGCCTAAATGTTTTATGAGAAAAGAGAAACGGGGTGGGTGGATGTTACCTACCTTGCACCGCAGAGCAGGGGATAGCATCAAAAGTTCCCGTTTTAATTGAATAGTGAAAAATTCTTCGGGTAGGGCTGAAGTCGGTGTATGGTTTCTTTAGAGTATGAGTCTAATCCTGAACCAACTACAAAGTTCCCGAAAGAAGAATCTGAAAGGTAAGGTCGAGTAGGGCGTTTGTTGATGTTAAGTGAAGAATTGGAATTGCACCAATAACCTTCGGCTTTCAAGGCCGACGCTCTAACTAATTGAGCTATTTTCTGAATCAACGAACAAGTTCTCGTACCTGACGACCAAGATATCAGAGAAAATGGGAATGTCAAGAGTTTTTTTAAATTTATTTCTCAGGTGTTTGGGGGTATAGTCAGAGAAGTTTGGAAATGAACCCCTCTGATTTCTGAATAGGTTCCTTATACTCAACAGTATTATAGGAACCAGTTTTCGGATTGGAGTTAAATATGGCTGATGAAAAAATAGCCGGAGTTGCAAGTCGGCGGGTATATTCTTACATGGACGAGAACGGAGATATGTTTTATTCGTTCATGAAGACCAGAAAGACCGTCTCCAGTGGGAAACGGATGGTATTGCAAAGTCGAAATGGAACGCCGTTCCTCCCATTCATGAATTTTATGAGGGGAGAGGCTGCTAATTTAGATAAAGAGGCTTCCGTCGAGGATGATTCTCGACTGGGAAAAAACAGAACAGACGAAAGGACTAACAAATGAACGACGAGAAAGACATGGCAGCTGTGACACAGCCAGAGGACACTGAAATCAAGGACACCGAAATCAAAGATGAGGAATCTCCTGTTTCAGGTCTTCCTACTGGTGAAGATGAAGCACCTGAAGCTATTGGTGATGAGCCAAAAGTAGAGAATGCTGATCCTTCATTCCTGGGCACTGTAGAGCAGCCTGAAAAAGATTCCATCTTGGCTCTGCAACAGAAACACCAACAGATGGTTTTCCAACTGGGTAATGCTGTGTTAGGTATCTTCCAGACAGTGAATCAGGTTGGTGGTGTTGAAGATCAGCTTCAAGGTGTCTACCAGGTTATCGGTAAGCGTTTGAACATCGGACCGAAAACCCGTTGGTCAGTGATGCAGGATGGTTCAGTCCGACTGCTTCCTGAACAACCCGGTCCACAGGTCGTACCTCCCCCAGCGGAGGGTGATAAATCGGAGGGCTAAATGTGTGCAGCAGGATGGGGACCATCCCCAGGTGATCAACCACTTCCGCCTCAGAATGGCTCAGTAATAAGCCCATTCATTGCAGGAGTTTTAGACCTTAATTGGGATAACCCGTCTTTGCTGGCCAAGAATGCTGCTTACACGGTAGTTGGGGTCAACATCTATCGAAGCGACGTCTCTGACAGAGGCCCCTTCTACCGTATTAACGAATTCCCCATCGGGGGAACTTTCTATAGAGATTGGACTCAGAATGTCCAGATAACTGAAAACGTACTCTGGTCATCCTGGACGTACAAAGGTGATGGCCCGAATACCCAGCAGTATTCATTCTCTACTCAACAACACCCTGCCGTAAGGCAAATCCCTGAACCCCCATATGATAGGCCAACTCCAGCCAATGCCCCGATAGACGTGACTCTGACCATTGATGGTGTAGAAGTCCCCGTCCATTCAGTATTTGGCCCCACAGGAGAAGTCATCCTCATTAACCAGGGGACTTTCAACGTGGCTACGGAGAAGATTGAGCCGGCATTACTTCCTACGGAAGATTCTGTAGTAGAGATATCTTACTGGGTGAACAGGAACCATCTCCGTTCCAGCCTCGATGTCAGTTTATTTTACAGGCTAACAACCGTGGTAATAGATACCAGCACTCCAACAGGGTACAGAGAAACAGAATTAGAGTGGTGCAAGCCTATCTTATCCTCAGCAGTTGAGGAGATGGACTACATCTGGAGAGAAGCTGTCAGGCGGAATGCCTGGATTCTCCAACAGGGTGGTGAACGTGTAAAAATCTTCATTCGAAGAACAACAGGTGTCCCATGTGGGTGTGGCCTCGACCCGAAGACAAAAGAGTATCTCGGACAGCACTCACAGCGTTGTGAAGTCTGCTATGGTACTGGATTTGTTGGGGGTTACGAGGGTCCTTACGAAGCAATCATTGCTCCTGATGACTTTGAACGTCGGATGAGTCAGGGTCCAAATGGTCGGCACAAGGAACATTCAGGTGAAGTTTTCATGGGGCCAAGTCCTGTCGTAACTCAACGGGATTTCATCCTGAAGCAGACCAACGAACGATACTCGATTGGAGCAGCTCGACGCCCAACAAACCGTGGTAACATGCTCCAACAGCATTTCAATACAACTTATTTGGACGAACAAGACATCAGATACAAAGTGCCTCTCGATGGAGTGGCTGATTTTGTCCGTCCTCAGACTCGATACGGGTTCAGACAGTATCCTTCAATGCCAGTGGATGGGGAGCTTACATTCCCAGAGTCCACTATGCCTGACCAGGCTGCATATCCTGAAGGACCTGATGCTCAGACCCCGATGCAAACAGACAAACAACCTTGGGCTACTGGCACACAGCAACGTGGTCGTACTCCTGTATGGGAAAATCAAAATGAATGACTTGGGTTATAAAATAGTCCACCTGACAGAGGACCCTGAGAAGTTAGATTTTCAGACTCTTTATGTTATTGGAGAGAATGGGAACTTCTGGCATGTGATGTTCAACTGCCCTTGTGGGTGTGGAGCTGTTATTGCTCTGAATCTATTACCTGATGCTTCCCCACAATGGAAACTAAATGAGAATGGCCCCACATTAACTCCTTCGATTAACCGTACTACTGGTTGTCGAAGCCATTTCATATTAAGGAATGGCCAAATTAACTGGTCGTAGAATGAGTAACGATGCCTCGTATAGACTACAATCGGATTCGGGCTACCTATGGGAAGACATGGGCAAAGACCGGTGCCATTGAGATAGATGGTAGTATCCTCGATTTGATTGGGGAAACTCTGGTGTCTGTAGTCAAAATCGAAGCAAAGAATGAATTCGTGAAACGAGAGTGGTCACAGAATGACCCGATGGGCGGTCCACCTATCGGTGAATCGTTTAAATACGAGATTCTGGGAGAAAGCACAGTCGTTCTCAAATCCACTTTCTATGGGCTGGCCCAGTTGACTTCTAAAGAAGGGATTCCTGAGCGGAAGATGACCTGGTTAACACAGCAGGGGCAGATGAGAAATATCCAACCCCCAAATGATTTCATACCGAAATCGAAATTCAAATCAACATCCTCAAATTCCTCACCCTTGGTGGTTCCTTTAACCACAGACACAGGAGAGGTTATTTTCAGGATGGCTCCGTTACGAACGTCAGATGCTTGGATTCATCCTGGTATAGCCAGGTTCAACTTCATGGAGAGGGCTGTCAAAAAAGCCAAAGCTGAAGTTGATACGATTATGACTGAATACTGCGGCAACGTCATTAGTGCCGGGATTGCTGAGGCATTTAATGGTTGAAGCTCAAATTATGTGTACATGCCCGTTCATCGGGATACCCGACTTAGGGCTAGAGATGAAACGTGGTCAATCTGCAATAATTTCAGAAGAAGCTGCTCGGGCTTCAGCAGATTTACAGATGGCTAATACAAACGGTGGGGTAACTGTAAAATATATTGAACGATTCCAAGAACTTAGACCTGCACTTGTGAAGCCAGCCCCTGTCTCAGCTCCTGTCCGAAAAGTTAAACTGCCTGTTCCTGTAAGGCAGCCTGAACTACGGCCACCTCAAGTTGCTGATTTCGAGAGGTTGACTTTAGATGAGGATGCTTTAGTAGAGAAGTTGGCTGCTAAGATGAACTCTTTACGGAGTGGTGGTACAAATGCTCTGATAGATTCCCTGATAGGGGAAGTTCAGTCTATGAGAGAAGACATTGCCAAAGGTCAGCAGAACCCTCAGATTGTGAGAGAGGTTATTCATGCTGAGGGTAAAGTAATAAAAGATGATGTCCCCATGTTCATCCCCAAGACTATTATGGGGAAAGAAGCAGAGGACGTTAAGATAGAGATTGAAGAAACTACATCTGAAGGTACATTGGATGAGGCTTCCGAAGCCTTACGTGCTTTACGGAAGAAGAAAAAACGGGAGAAGAAATCATGACTGACGATAAAACAGTAGAAGTCCCAGTGGTAGAAAAGCCGGCAGCTCCTGCTGCAATCCCATTTGGAGTAGGGCTTGATATCGGGACCATGAACATCGTGTCAGCCCGCCGTGGGAAAAGTGGTATCCAATCCAAACGGATGAGAGATGTCTTCATTGATTTGCCTATCAGTGCAAAGAAGATGTTGAAGTTGTCTTCCACCAGTTTTGTTGAGCGTAAAGATGATGTTTTGATTCTGGGAGATGCTGCTCTGGAAACAGCCAACATCTTCGGAACCCCTCCACGACGACCACTCTCGGATGGAATCATTTCATCCAGTGAGATAGACAGCCTGGAAGTCCTTGGGATGCTCATCAAGAATGTCCTGGGAGAACCCCGGGTAAAAGACGAGGCTTGTTACTTCTCCGTCCCAGCAGAACCTATTGACCGACCTGACAAAGACATCATCTACCATAAGGGTGTCTTCGAACGAATCGTGTCTGAGTGTGGTTATACTCCATACCCTGGGAACGAAGCTATGGGCATTGTGTACTCTGAAACGGCCAAGGATGGCTTCTCAGGCATCGGTATCTCCTTCGGCTCTGGAATGACTAACGTGGCACTGTCTATTAACACTATAGAAGGTCTGACGTTCTCTGTTGCCCGTGGTGGTGATTGGATTGATTCAGGTGCTGCTAGCTCCGTTGGCCAGACTCAGGCTCGTATCTGTGCTCTGAAAGAGAAGGGTTTCGATTTGATGAAGCCCGAAGGCCGAGAACAAGAAGCTCTGGCATTCTACTACAAGTCCGCTATTGATTATGCTCTGGATAACATCGAGGAACGCTTCAAAGCCATCCAGAACAAGTTCTCCTTGGCCAAGCCCATTCCTATCGTGGTATCGGGTGGTACCAGTCTAGCTGGAGGCTTCATGGAGTTCTTCAAGAATGTCTTCGAGAAACGGAAGAAGTTCCCCATTGAAATCTCTGATATTCGACATGCCGGGGAGCCTTTGAATGCTGTTGCCTACGGGTTGCTCCTTCAAGCTATCCAGGAACATGAGGACTAAGATGGATGCACAAGCTACTTTAGAGTATTTATCTACACCTAAAGGGCAAGCTGAATTAAAAGCTGCTTTTGAACGAGGTCAAGAAGAAGCTGACCGTATCAAGGAAGCTGTAAAGGTTGACCCTGATAGTTTGAAAGTTCCTTTCGGACCCAAACATGGGTGGGGTTTACGATGAAGTCATCTAATGAAAACGGGTATCCTGTTATAACACCTGTACCCACAGTCCGTGACCATTTTCAATACCTCTGTGACTTATTCACAAAAGTGGAAAAGAATGATGTTAGGGTGGCTAATGTTGTGGTGACCCCAGAGTTCTGGGGGCATATGAAAACATCTAAACATTTCAAGGACTCCTGTGATTTTGGTAGTAAAGGTGGAGTTCATATTGGATATGTATGGGGTGCAAAGGTGTGGCTTTCTGAAGTTGTTATTGTTGGGGCAGTTTACGGGGAAGATGACCCGAACTTCCTTAAAGATTGGCCAGCCTTTGCTAATTGGGGTTTTAACTTAAAGAAAGAAGATTTACTATGACAACCGAAAGAGAAGCAGCTCGACTCAAGAAAGCTACTATCATTATTCAGAGAGAATGGGAGCCCGTCGACCCTGAAAATGAGGAAGATGTGGCAATGGCCAAGATGCTCAGTGAAGACATCGTGTGGGAACTGAATCCCAAGAAAAATGTAAAGATGGAACAGAACCGAAGTATCATACCTGGAAAGTCTGATGGGACCAATGTCCGATCTTTTACGAAAGTGGGTCCAACCTCTGCTACTGTTTCTGGTGAACTACTCGACGACTAATCCGGGAAGAAAGTATTATCATGAAAATTATGACACTTGATGAGCTGGGGGGAAATATCCCTTTCCCTACAAAAGAAGAATGTTTAAGAAAACTGGCTAAAGCTGACCATGAGAGTGAAGTAAACAAAAAGTTTCTGAGCCAGATAGGAGATGCTTTTGCTGAGATAGAGAAAGATGACATCAGAGTTGCAAATGTTATTTGTAACCCTTCCTTTTTTCAAGACCTCCGTAAAATTGGCCGTAGCCTAATATCTTTTGAAAATGAGGCTGTATTGCTAAGAAAAGGTTTACAGGGGGTACTTTGGGGAGCTAACCTTTGGACTGTCAGAACCGAGACCTCTATGAAATGTTACGGAGAAGACGACCCAGCTTTTGCCAAGGACTGCCCAGCTTCTCAGTGAATAATCCCCCTATGTACTCCCTTCTATAGGGAGGTACACTTGAATGTACTTTAGACTTACCGAAGCATTAAAGCGTCGGCTGATTATGGAACTACGGAATTATTGGAAATCCCATCCTCTGTATCCTGATCTGCCCGACCACATCATTGGCAAATACTCGTTTAGAGAACGACCCTCTACAGGCATCATTGTAAAAACTGGTGGTGGTAGCCATGTAGCTTTGTCTGCTGACAACTACATCGGCATTCAAGAGAGCTACGTCAACCTGGCTCGATACAAGAATAATCCAGGACTGGCCATTGAGTGGGTTCGAGAGGATGCTATTGCCATTCAGAAAAACCGAGGAATTTTCCCCTCCCCTCCTGGTGTTTATTACGTTCAGTTAACTGAAGACAAAGAATTCTATGTGGATGCTCTTGTCAACATCTATAACGAGATCATGACCCCTACAGGTCCCCTCACATATTCGATGACTCAGACTCCTTTGAAAGGAACCATCCGAGTCTTCGAGATGCCCGCTCGTTATCAACTGATTGAGGATAAAAATTACACCGTGGTGTTAGATAGCCAAGGACAACCAACCGGTGAAATCACTCTGACACAAACTCTGACAGGTGGCCGATATTTGGTTGCAGACTATAAACATCCAATCGGTTCTCAGGGTCCCTATACCATTGAACCAGGTTTTGCAAACAACACAGCCATCCCTGGAGTCGTTCTGGCTTTTGGCCGACGAAATAAAAAAGGAGATATTCAGGCGGTGGTTGTAGATGACGTTCGGAGAGCAGCTTCTCAGGTTTACGGAGGTAAGTGGGAGCTCTCGATGGAGTTCGATGTAGTGGCTCGTGATGTGTTTGCCCAACAGGAAATTGCTGACCAAACTGTCGTATATCTCTGGGGAATCCTCAGACCTCGGTTATCCTCCGAAGGTATTGAAATGTCTGAGATTTCTCTTGGTGGTGAATCTGAAGAAGTTTATGACGAGGGTGGAGATGATTATTTCTATAACTCCTCGTTTTCATTAACAGTTACGACTGATTGGGAAGTCCATGTGCCGTTAAGTGCCTTCCTCCGTCAGGTGACCCCAGCAAGCCGTGAATACTCTGAATATCTGGCTGGTATCTCAGATGATAAGTTGCGGGAAGCAGGGGCTGGAATCCGTCAAGCTGGAGAGATGGGTTTGGAATTTATGAGAGACCCATACTTCACAGGAAGAACTTCAACTTTCGAAGTAGTTCGTTAGTTCTTTAATTTACCACCCATTCTTAGAGAGTGGAGGACCGATGCCGATATATGAATATCAATGTGGTTGTGGAATCCGTTTTGAAAGTACAGCCAGTATGGCCAAACATGCCGAACCGAAAAAATGCCCAGAGTGTGGGAAAGAAGCTGACCGATTGATGCCCTCTGATGTGAATGGGGTTTTCAATCAAGAAGTTTCCGGGCCCATTCCTCAGAATACTGGAGTGGATAGTTTGGATGCTCACATTGATAGAGTGATTGGCCAATCTGCGGAACAAGGACGAAAAGCTCATGTGGCTCGGGTAGACACCAAGAAAGAGTTGTTACGGGATAATCCTGATGCAACTGGAAAAGACATCACGAAAACCTCTGACGGGGAGTTCCATTTAATGTCCCAAGAGGAACGAAATGCCCGAGATGCTGCTCTTTCTATCAATAATCAGGCTATGAACGCCATAGAACAGGAGAGGACGAAACCCACTCCCGAATAAAAACTAGACCGCAAGTGGTCATGGACAAGACAGACAGATGAAAATACGGACTAACAACTTGAGCTTACTTAACCGCCGTTGGCTGGAGATACAGACGAACTTACCGATAGACAGAAGAAATAGTTTGAGCTGAAACTCCGCAACGACTTGTGGAATGAACCGAAATTACGAGGTGTAAAATGGCATTTCCTGGCAAATCATACGCCCCTCCAGGTGTCTACACCAGGACGCTTTTTGAAAATCCTGTTTCTGGAGCTATTGACAGTTTCAAAATCCCGATTTTTATCGGAGAGGGAAACGAGTATCTAGCTCAGAATAATCTGGAAGTCGTTCGAGGGTCATCCCAGAACGTCGATCAAAAGATTGTCGGTGAAGACGAAGCTGGTCGTGCTGTGGTCAGTGTTACTCAGGCTGGTGTAATCACTTTAGGTGATTTTAACGGAGCCCTGGATAAAATCCAAGTCCGTAAATACCCTATCGTAGATGGTGACGGTGCTGGTGTAACCACTAACAGCCGTTCAGATGTGATTGTCACTATCAACAACCAGATTATGGTTGTTCGACAGGTGGATGGAGCTACTGGAGTCATTAAATTGGCACAGCCTCCGAAGGTCACAGATGAAGTCCGAGTCACTTACTTCTTCAAACGAACAGATACGCTTACCACTGATGATGTCAGTGACCAAGTGAATCCAGACCCAGCAGTTGTCAGGGGTGTAGACGGCATAGCCGATGTAGACTCCCCTGTCGGACAAGAAGGCTCAATTGGTTCTGGTGCAGTCATTGACTTGCACGGAGATATTACCAATGCTTCTGGTCAGGTCGTCGTTCCTGCCAACAATGTTCTCAATCTGATTATCGATGGTGTGGCATATGCCATTACCCTTGCTCCTCGGAACGATTACACGATGGCTCAGATTGCTGCAGCTATTACAGCAGCTAACAAAGGAACTCTGACAGCCAGTGCCTTCATCAATAACTTTGGCCTTTCGGCACTTTTATTGAATGCAAATGGCAGCATTATAGTCAGTGCAGGTTCAGCCAATGCTCCTTTGGGAATCATTACTGGTTCTGCTGACACACGAACAATCACTTTCTACACCTTTGAAGGTCCCATCGTAGATGGTTCCAACGGTGGTGTAACGACTACTGACCCTGCTAAAGTGGTGGTCAAAGTCAATAACACCCAGGTCATTCCCGTATCGGTGAATGGAACTACAAGGGCAGTCACTTTGGCAGCAGCTCCAAAAGCTGGTTCAACTGTGACCATCCAATACTGGTTCAACGCCTGGCAGGATACTTTTGATTACCTGGGTCACAATGGAATCACCGAAATCACCAAGTGTGGTGTTGCTCCTGATTCCAAGTCTTACATCCAGGACGCAGATTTCATCCTGAAAGACGAAAAAATCGTTTGGGGTACAGCAGCTTTGGTATCCAGTGGAATCCATACCACCGGTGCAGTATTGTTTGGTGAAACTCAAATCACCAGCACCCTGATAGACAACAAAACCTTCCTCTCAACCTGTACACCAGTTGTGCAGAGCAGTGGTGGGATTTCCTCTGATAACCGGATGGACTTCACACTTCCTTTCCAGCCTACTCTTGGTAACGGACGAAACACCCCCTTGGGTCAGAGCCTGTTCCAGACAGCTTCCAACGGACGTATTGACCTCCCGACTAACCGCCCAGACGTGGTGGATGTGTACTGGGGTTATGATGTTCAGGATGCTCTCGATAGAGGCAAAGTGGATGTAGATAAAGTGGAAGGCATCACCGTTTCATTGGCCGAAGCAGTTCCCGTCGGAGCAACAGTATTTGCTTCCTTCTGGTACAACCTCCTGACTGATGATGAGTTCACCCTGACATGTGTGAATCCAGGAGCTTCTGGCATTGGTACATACACCATCGAAGACAAAGGTGACAATGAAGTCTACGGTGCCCTCTATAACATCGGTACAAAGGGTTCGTCCCTCAACGGTGTAACTCTTGAATTCCCGTCTGGTTCCGAATTGACACCTGACCTTCACTTCGAAGGTTTGTCTGGTGACGACTTCGTTGGCCCAGTCGAAGAAATCGTGACAGTACAGTTTGCCTCTCGTGTTGCTACTCCTGCAAAATGGACGATGCCTGGTGCTGGACCTTACGAGTTCATCAAAGAATACTCCGATAGACTCCGAATCAAACTGCACACCTACGAATCAGTCGGTGCTGCTGGCTTGAATCTGGATAATCCTTCTGGTAGTGCAGCAGTTTCTGGACATGGTGGTGGGTTCTTCGCTTCCATCGTCGGTGATGAAGTAGCCTACACAGGTGGAGTTGGTGCAACAATTGGCCAAAGTTACTCTCTGGCTGCTGCAGAAGACTTCTACCTTCAAGTAGATGATGCCAATATCCTGGTGAAAACATCCAGTACGGTGTCCAACGTAGATGTTAGCTACTTTGCTGATGTCATTAACGAAGCTGCCAGCGGTCATCAAGATGTAGCCGTAACAGGTGCAGTGAATAAAATCGAACTACCACACACCAAATCTGACGTAAACAATTACTACGTTGGTTGGAGAGTGGTCATCGGTCAACATGCTCCAGGTGGAGCAACTCCAGGTCAGTACAAAACCATCACAGCTTACGATGGTACAACTTGGATGGCTACCGCAGATTCTGCCTGGGATGGTGGAGCTGTAGCAGTCGGAACTCCTTACTACATTTACAACCCAGATGCTCGTTCCACATTAGTGGGTGCAACTGAGTTCAATGGTCCAGTGACCATCACAGCCTCTGCTCACGACAAACTGAAAGTGGGTTATGTTGGTGATGTTTCTCTGACTGAAGGCTTCGAGATTACGTTGGTGGCAGGAGCTTATGCTACCCCAGCTCTCTTAGCTGCTCAGGTTCAAAGCCAGATTGATACGGCAATTGCAGCCCGAGTTGTAATTACTCCAGCTCTGGCAGGTTTCAATATCGAATGTACGGCTAATGCCCAAGCCAAGTTGCAGTTCAAATTGCAGCTTCCTGGTCTGGACAGTGCTGGTTACATCCAGTTCCTCGACTCCACTAACTCTCCTGTTGAAGACTTTGCAGTAATTGCAGGCTTGGACACAGGTGCAGCAATTGGTGACGGTCAGGCAGCTCTCCTTCAGGCTCCTATTGCTCGGTCTTACCTCTGCCCATCGGGTGTTGGTGATCGGAAACTGTACGACAGACTTATTCTTCGGAACCGTCTGTTGCCTGGTGGTGGTGCTGATAGTAGCATGGATGCCCATGACATCGAATCTCAGACTCAACTTCAAGTTCTGACAGGTAACACCAAAGCAGGATTGGAATCAGGTCTGTACGGCACAGCCAGTCGGTCGGCAACAGTTCGACCTTCCACGGTGAGTGGCCAAGTTGGATTCATCGGTGGCATGGATGCTGACAGTGAACCTCTGGTCGTCTTCTACGACGGAACAGGGACAGTATCAGCAAATGATGTCTTCAAGTTCGATGTAGATGGAACTCCAGTTGAAGTCCTTTTCGATTCAGAAGCTACTGGAACAGCTACGAACCTCGGACCAATTTCGGACGATGATTCGATTCTTGGCCAAATTAAAGTGGCTATGGCTGCTGTACCTGGTGCTCCTTTCGGTGATGCAGCTAATATCGTTAGTAACTTCTACCTTCGACAAGAAGGTGCGGGTTTCCGTATCACAGGTATCGAAACTAGCAGTAACTCCAAGGTTTCCATCAACAGTGGTTCAGCCAACGGTGTGTTGGGTGCTTCCTCTGGAACAGTAGCCCTTCGAGAAACCGTATCGGTTAGAAAACTGGCATCTGCTTTGATGGCCAACCGACACGCAAACTTCACCACCTGGTTGCTGACCCTTGCTTCCGCAGACCTTTCCTTCTCCCGAGATGGTTTGGCTCTTGTCGAAGAAGACAGTGTTGGTGGTCAATTCCTCTACGTGCAGGATGCTCCGACGGTCATATCCGAACTGGGAACCCAGTCCTCGGTTGAAGTCAAGAACACTCTGAGCCAAATTGATGATGCTCTGGCCTACAACACTGGTCTGAATGCTAAAGATGGTGACGGTGCTTCAGGTGAACCTGCTCTGGATGGCTTCTTCGTGAAATCTAGCGTGTCTGACGGTTCAGGTACAATCAACGAATCTCTGCTTAACCCTTCTGGTGACGGAACAGGTCAAGATGGAATCGTTGGTCAGACTTACCGTGATGAAATCACTGGCCTGACATTCACTCTTCTGCCTCGTGGTTGGAGTACAGACCCGAATGGTCCATGGCTTCAGTACCCGACAGGTGCTAACTCAACATTCCGTATCCAGGTTGGTAAGAACTTCCTGACGGATGCAAACATTCCTCATAACGCCATCAACGGTGTCGAGCTGACCGTAGCTAACACTGTAGATGTTGGTGTTAATGATACAGCAATGGTGGAGACCTTCAAACGTGGTGGTGAGGAACCAGCTATTGGTGACTTGTACTACACCTCGTACATCTACCAGAAACAGGACTTCACAACGACGTTCTACACCAAGATGGCTTCCATCGAAGCAGCATACGGAAACATCAGTGTAGATGCCCCCTTGACATTGGCCTCTGATTTGGCAGTGTTGAACGGAGCCGTACTTGTGGGTCTGAAGCAAGTTCCTCGGGAAGCTGGAGAGCCTTATGCCAGCCTGGAAACTTACCGAGATGCCATTAACGAGTTGGAAGGAACACTGCCAGGGTTCGTGAACCCCGACATTATCACTCCACTCCGCGGTGATTCAACGGACTTGTACCAGTACTTGAAACGATCCAACGAACTGATGTCTTCCATCCGGTATAAATCGGAACGGACTTCCATCGTTGGTATGGCAGCAGGCTCTTTGCCTGAAGCGTGTGGTGACTTAGCTCTGGCTCTTGCAAACACTCGTATGCGGGTGGTTTACCCAGACGTAGCAGTGGTTTCTATCACAGATGCTTTGGGAGCCAGCACAGATGAGTTGATGGATGGCCCGATGCTGGCAGCAATGCTGGTAGGTTCCGTGGTCAGCCCGAACCTCGATGTAGCAACTCCGTGGACAGGACGACGATTGGTTGGTGTTCAGCAGCTTGGACGTATCCTTGATGCCGTCGAACAGAACTTACTGGCCACCAAGGGTGTCACAGTGCTCGAAGACAAACCTCCTTACATTCGTGTACGGCACGGTTTGACGACTGACATGACGAATGTGCTGACCAAACTGCCAACCATCGTGTTGATTGCAGATGAAGTCCAGCGTCAGTCCCGACAGCTCTTGGAGAACTTCGTTGGTATCAAGTTCCTGCCAGGTATCCTGTCACAGGTTGAAGGCCGAATGGCAATGATGCTGAAACAATTGGTGGCTGCTCAAATCATTACTGCTTACACAGGTGTTAAAGCCTCGGTAGCAGCAGATGACCCAACAGTTGCTGAAGTAGAAGCATGGTACAGCCCAGTCTTCCCACTTCTGTACATGGTCCTGACCTTCCATCTCAGGTCAAGCCTGTAAGTCAATTACTCAAACAAAAAGCCCCGAGGACATCCTCGGGGCTTTTTTTGTGGGTCTCCAACAGACTATTCATCCATTGGGTAGCGTTCCGTCATGGAGAGGTCATTGAAGCCGAGGTCTTTCAGGCTTTTTTGAACAGCTTTCTGAACAGCTTCCTGAACAGCTACATCGATTGCTGATCGAATAACTGTAGCACTCTTGGTGAGTCCTAAAGCTACAGCAGTAGCTACAACTTTATCAACGGGGTTTCCAGTGTGTTCCATCAGCAGGTCTAAATCCTTCTGCATTTGGTCATCTGGGGCAATAATCACATGGATAGCTTGACGGTATTTTTTAGGCTTGGCAATGTCTTTAGCCACGTCTCCAAGGAGGTTATCCAAGGTTTCCTTGGCTGGAGCCTGTAGGTCAAATTTATTCTCTAGTGGTGTTTTCAGAACAGCCGTTCTTTTGTTGATAGGTGCCTTTTTAGGTGCTGGGGTGTTGGCTTCCATGTTGTCCAGGAGGTCATCTATTGCATTATCGTCACCGTTACGTTTGAACTGCAAGGCTGCTACTGCAGCAGGATTTGTTTCATAAGCTGGCATTTTCTGACTTTCTTTTAGTTTGGTTTTGGGGTTAGTGACGATCCTGTCCACTTCAATTTCTTCGATGATGCCGTCTTCCAGTAATGTTTCCAGACCATCCTTAATAAATGCAGAGGATTCGGGAACATTGAAGAAATCACCAATTTCTTCTTGGGTAGGTGTTTCATCACTAAGAGAACAATACTGGAGATAGGTCAAGATGGTGAGTGTTTTCCAGTTTTTCTGAAAGTTTGGAGTGAATGGGTCCAGGTTTCCGATATCAAACAAAGCACGGCAGACACCTTTGTTCCGACAGTTTTCATGGAGGTGGTATCGGTTTTTTTCATCTTTCAGGATGTACCCTTTATCCAGTAGGATTTGAAGTGTTCCCCCACTTGCTTTATTGGGGTTTTTGGCTGGTAACATGGCAGTTACACTCAGGGGGACGTACCACTCTTCATCGTAGTCAGGGTCTGAGCCTTTGTACAATTTCTCGTTGAAGGCTTGTCGTTCCTGCATGAAATCATGGATTTTTTGGGGGTAGAAGTGTTCTTTGAATCCTGTGCCCATTTTTCCGAGGCAATATAGAATCTCTAAACTTCTGCGGGTTAGTGAGGTTTTTCTTATTCGTTTCGTCATTTATCAATCTCCTGTGAATCGAAAGGCTTCTGTTTTATTTCTTTACCCTATTTCTCTCTTGCATTTTTGTTATTTCTTGGTCAATACTTGTTTTTAGAGCATCCATTACAATGTCGTAAGGGGTGAGTTGCCTAATTGTTGCCAGGGTCTGTACACCTATGTACAGGTCTTCATCTAAAATGATGGTCATGGCGGTTTCTGAATCCCTGAAGGATGTTTCTATGGTTGGCTCATCATCGGATTCATCATCTATGGTTGATTCATCTATGGTTGGGGTCTCCATAGTTGGGTCTTCATAGGGAGCCTTCTCGACTATGGGAGCCTTCTCGACCACGGGTTCCGCTACGGCTGAGTCAGGTAGAACTGGTTCATTTGGGTCAGCTATTTCAATGACTTCATCTTTAGCTTTTTGATTACTCAGGTGTAAGGGTACTTCTGTATGGAGGTCAACGGCTTTAACAGGTTTAGTTTTAGCTTTAACAGGTTTAGTTTTAGCTTTAACAGGTTTGGCTTTAACAGGTTTGTTTTGTTTCGGGAAGGATTCTGGGAAATCTTCTTTTTTCAGAGGTTCCAGTTTAGTATATTTTTTATCTATGAACCATATGATTAGTTCAGCAATTCGGTTAAAAGCTCTGTCCATAGACGCGACACTTTCAGGTGTTTTTTTCTTACCTGTAAGTCCTTTTTCTTTATAAAGTTTAAAGAATTTTGCTATGTCTTTGAGTGTGAGTTCCTGAACGGTAGTGTTTTCTCCCACGATTTTAGTAAACATTCTCATGAGTGATTTGTAGTGATTACCATTTCTTATATAATGGCTAGTGTATTTGGAAGTAGGGTCCAGTCTTATGAATCTTTGAATAGCTTCATCTAAAATCAATGGTATCCCGACCGTCTGTAAGATATTTTCTTCGTCATCAGGTTTTTCATCAGGTTTTTGGTCAGGGAATGTTGAAGTTTTTGCATCAAGTGCAAATGTCTTCATTTTCCGTGTTTTACCGTTGGGTCTGAGGGTATCGGCATGGTTTTCTATGATGAGCTGCCTATCTTGTAGATATTTTATCCCCCGGCTAACCAGCTTTGATTTTGACGGGAGCCTGAAGAATTTCATAATGCCATTTTCAGTAGGGGGTGGGATGTAGTTATCACGGCAGTATTTTAAGTATTTGTAAACTATAAGGTTCTGAAAATTGTCCTTCCAGAATGTAGTGTGTGGTTTTAATTCACCATCTTGGAATAAAACATTGTAACATCCACCTTCTTCGAGGTATTCCGGACGCAGAGCCGCATCACCCTTCTGAGTTATCACAAACCCAATGTTCTTTAGGGTTCTGAGAATCCTTTTAATTTCAGCAGGCCGCAAACATTTCCAGTCTGGTTCTGAATCACTTTCATCTTTTTTCATCTCTTTGAAGATGTCTTCAGCACTAAAAAAGTGGGATTGGAATTTATTATCTAAACGAAGAAGTGCATTTCCTACTTCCGCATTCCTGTAAGTTAAAGTTGATCCTTTTGTTTGTATTTTCATAAAATTCTCTCCAGCAAATAATAAAAAGCTCTCTATTTTCTCTTTACCCTAAAAATAAAAATAAATTAACTTGACAGTAACTTGACAGTAAAGGTATGGTGTTTGAAGGAGGTATCAATGGACTATATTTATTTTTTACATGATCGGACAACAAAAGCTATAAAAATTGGGTGCTCTAAAGACCCTGAGAAACGAATGAAAAATATCCAGATGATGATTCCTGGGGATGTTTACCCTTTACGATATGTTCAAGTAGATGGGAATGGTTTCGAGGTTGAACGGGCTTTACATATGAAATTTATGGATATTCAGTTAAAAGGAGAATGGTTTAAAGCTACTCCTGAACTTTTGACTTTTGCGGAATCTGGAGAACTCCCTAATGCTACAGAAGTTGAAGTAATCTTAACACTTCCGAAACGTGTATTGATCCCACGACTATCTTTGAAAGATGTTGCTACCCAGACAGGAGTAGCAGCTAGGACTGTCCGATATTATGTTGCTGAGGGGTTAGTAAAACCTCCAGTTACTTCTGGTAAGTATGCAAAATATACTGAGGGGCATGTTCAAACTATTAAAGACATTCAGAAAATGCAAGAAGATGGTCTGTCTTTAGGTGAAATTAAGCAACGGCTTTCACCAACAAATGAGTTTTTAGATGTTGTAAGAAAAACAGCAACTTGCCTGACTCCTGTACCTGGAATCAGAGTGATAATTGACGATGACGTACCCGTACACATTAGTCATATTTTTATTAAGGCCCTAATTGATGTGGCCAAGACATTACCGACACACAAAGGAGAACGCTCATGAGACCATTCATGGAAGGAAATTGCCTACAGGAAGCCAGCTCAGGTTTGTCTGTGCCTCTAGCAATGCAGAGGATGGATTTATCTGGCCGAGTAACCCCAGCAGGAGCAATGTTGAGGATAACTCACCAATTCAAAACTGAGGGGCAATTTGAGCCTCTGGAAGCTATCTATACATTCATGCTTCCTCGTAACGGCACCCTGAGACGATTCGTCGTTAAAGGAGAGGACTTCGAAGTTGAATCCAAACTCGAACCCCGTGCAGAAGCCCGTGCAGACTACGAAGAAGGCATGGAAGATGGTCATCTGTCAGTATTAGCTGAAGCAAGTCCTGATGGCATGGTGTCCTTGTCTGTTGGCCAGATACAGGCTGACGAAACCGTGACTGTTGTAATGGATATCGTGTCTGGTGTCGAAATCAAAGATAACACCTACCGTTTCCGTTTCCCATTCACCTTGGCTCCAAACTATCATGCCAATGCCACAGTATCCTCCACTAAAGAAGGTGGAAAGATTACACTGCCGTCAGACGTGTTTGGTGATATCATCTTACCTGAATGGAAAAATGATGCTTCTGGTCTTCACCAGGTATCCTTCAGCATGAACGTCGAAGCAGCCGGTAAACTAGATTCAGTATCGTCTCCATCTCACCGTATCTTGGTCAGACCGACTGGAGAAGGCTCTGCTGAAATCGAATTGTCAGGTGCAGGAGATGTTCCGAACCGTGACTTAGTGATTGACGTGCAGACAAAAGAAGTGGAAGCCTCCGTTTTTGCTGATGCAAAGCTGGTCTCCAAGAAGTCTGCCAAGGATGACCCCAAGGTTCCGAAGGGTGCCCCTCGATGGACAGCAGTGGTTCCTTCAAACCTGCTTCCCAAATCGAAGAAAAGCCCCAGAAAAGTCTGTTTCATTCTGGATGACTCTGGCTCAATGCAAGGTCAACCTATCGAGCAGGGAAAACTGGCAGTACGTGCTTGTTTATCAGCCCTCCGCCCGACGGATGAGTTCGGTCTGATTTACTTCGGCTCCAACTACCATACATTCGATGCTGATATGGCCAAGGCCACAGATGCTAATAGAAAACGTGCTGATAAATTCATCAGCCAAATTCATGCAAATAGTGGTGGAACTAATCTGGCTCCAGCCCTTGGTGCAGCTATAAGTGTTCTGGGTGGCTCTGGTGGTGACATTTTCCTGATGACAGATGGCCAAGTGTCTCAGACAGGTACTATCGTCGAGCAATGTGCTAAAGCAGGAACGAAAGTTCACGTCCTTGGTATCGGCTCAGCCAGCCAGGACCGTTTCCTTTCCAGTCTGGCTCGTCGGAGTGGTGGTGTTCAGAAGATGGTTGGTACGAACGAAGATGTAACGGCCAACTCCTTGGAATTATTCAATGCCGTCAGACAGCCTGTTCAGACCGACCTGAAAGTTTACGTCGTCACTGGCCAGAAGATGTCACAGGAACATCAGGTTGATGTCGTCTGGGATGGTTATCCTGTATTGCTGACAGATGATGGTACTACCGGCTTGAATCCTCCACAGACAGTGACGTTCACTTGGGGACGTGGGAAACAGGCCAAGAAGGTCAAAGTTCCTGTGAATTACACCCAGGAAGTTCCAAACGGTTTGTCTGGTCTTTTATATGCTGGTCGTCAGGTGGAAGACCTCGAGACAGCATTGGATGCTTCTCTGAAAGATGGCCCAGAAAAGAAATCTATAGAAACTACACTGAAAGCTGTTTCTATGGCTTATGGTCTGTCCAGTCAGGTGATGTCCCTGATAGCCGTGGTAAAACGTGCGGGTGACCAAGCTGGCCAACATGTAACACAACAGGTTGTAGCCGTCGGTATCCCTGAAGGCATGAGTCAAGGTGGTATGTTCCGTGGTGCTGGTTATACTGGTCAACAGGTTGGTTCTTTTTCGACTAACTACAGTGCCCAGCTCATTCCTGATAGTGCCAGAGGTTTGAGCCGTTCACGTAGCCGGATGAAATCCAGTCTGTGTGACTCGATGACCTTGTGCTGCAATCATGACAGTGATGACAGTATCGTCCTCAGAGACTCTGCTCCAGCATCTGCATCTGCATCTGCTCCGATGGATTGGATGGAGCAGGAACAAGAACGCTCTTGTCCTGATGAACCAGCTCCAAGAGGATTCTACACGAAAGAAATTCAGGGTGTTAGTGTTATGAATACTCAAGGTTTGGAAGCCAATACAGACACCTCTGACCTGTTCAGTGAGCTTGTGAAACTGCAATCCGACGGTGGCTTGCCAGGTAAAACTCGGAAGAAACGTGCTCACAAGACAGTGGTTCTGGCTCTGCTTGCTTATATGGCAGATTTGGGAAGCTCTGCTCCGAAGTACACTCTCCACATCGAACGGATGGTGGACTTCCTGAATCATTACCTCGACTTGAATGTTGGTAAAGACCCCAACATGACCAAAGCCGTTGTACTCATCGAGTTCGGACAGGCTCAGGTGAATGACGAATGCCTTCGTCATCTCCTGAACCCAGCAGCTTTAGACCCTGAAATCTTATGGGTACATGTAGGTGAGGCTCTCTGATTTATTAACCTTCATCAATAGAATGGGATGGTTTCTTACGAGACCATCCCATTTTTAGTCTCTGTTGTTCGGTAGGGTGTCTATATTACCATTAGTTGTAAGGGTTGATGATTGTGTACCCAATTCGAGCTTTCCGATGATGGAGGTTTTTAACATGCCGAATACAGATAACAATAATGCCAACATTGGGGTGGGTGGCACGTCGTACTTGTACGATTATGGAACTAGCCCCAATACCCGAACCGCAGTTAGTCAGAAAGTTCGTATTCTGACACCTCACATGGGGAATACGAGCACGATGGCTCAGATGGGTGTACTTTCACAGTTCAACCCAAGCCAGAGTCGTACCGTTGAACCAGTTCGAGGTATTGGTTTTGGTGACCAGGTTGCTGAGTTGGTCCCGTCCGTAACTGAACCAACCACAGGTAACTTTGAACGAGCCCTCCTGTATTTGTGCAACTTGTGGCAAGCCACAGGTTATGCTTCAGGTATAGATGGTCCAGTTCGTTCCTTGGCCCACCATAAGTGGCCATTTGACATCGAACAGCAGGTTGTTTTCAGCACGTTGGCCGATGTTGACATGGGCGTACCAAACGAAGGTGTTGGGTTTGACCCAGGTACTTTCAACGGTGGTGTGAGTCAGGTAGTCTACGGAGATGTAACCCCGAGCCAAGAGGGTACTCCTAAAGATGAAACACAACGTGGCCATTCTGCCATCATCACTGTCTATGAAGCCTGCTGGTTCACCAGTTGGTCCACGACATTTGCCAAAGATTCTGGACTTATCATGGAATCTGGTGATGTTACTGTCAGTGATGTCCACGACTTTGCCAGTGTTTACGGTGAGTTCTTGGCAACTGGTAACGATCCAACTGTCGGCCAACTTGGTTCGGTCCGATATGCAGAATCTGATTATGCTGTAGCTGGTGCTGCTGGTCGTCAGACCGTCGGTGCCGCAGGCCAAGGCGTATTTGCCGTTGGTGCTACTTAATCCAGGCTTTCCTTGATTGCTTGGGTAAAGTACAGGTAAACCTGGGAGACAACCCAGCAGCCTGTTAAAACAGACAGATAGACCGATAGACAACAACTTGAGCTTTTTTCCTCCCTTCTTGGGATGGTCTGACAAATAAATTTAGACTGACTGACAAGCTCATCTTTTGCTATCCAGGGCTGCACAGGTTGTTTTCCTTTAACAGAAGGGAAATAACAATAATGGAACAGATTACACTTGACGCTCTGGAGAGTGCTCTTGCCCCTATCGAAGCCATCGGTAAAAGTGAGATTACTTTCGACGTTCAGGGGACGAGTTCATCGAACCCTGGGACAACCGTCACATTAAGGATTCTTCTTCCTGAAGAAGAAATCACAGCTCAGAGGTATGCCTCTGAAGCTCTGGCAGATGTTGATGAAAAGAAAAGCCATGATGCTTTAGAGTATCTGGAGCGTTTCAAGATAGGTATTCTATCTTATGGCCTCATCTCTATCGGCCCTCTCGACCTCCACAATGTGGATTACATCAAAACAGGTGAAACCCTAGAAAATGGCCAGGAGATTAAGGAACCCAAGCATTTGGCAATGCGGAAGCTCCTTCTCCGATGGAGTCAGGACATTCGAACCCGGATGTTTAACAAATACAATGAGTTACTGCTCCAGGTAGAACTGGAAGCTGAGAAAGCCATTGTATTTGAACCTGTAGACTTGGCCACAGAAATCGAACGGGTTGAGAAACGGCTGGAAGACCTGAAGAAAGCTCAGGAGAAGGATAATAACTCCACCACCTCGGCTATCCGTGACCAGGTGAGAGATATTGCCGACCTGGACAAGAAAGATGGCCAAGACCGTCGAGAAGCCGTTAATGCTATGACAGCAAAACGTGCTGGTGTCGCTCCCCAGGTTGATGAGGATGCAGCTCTTGATGAAAACATCACTGCTTCTCCTGCACTTGGTCCACAACGAACTCAAATTAAACCTGCCGTCTTCCATGAGACAGCAGCCACTCCACCTCCTGAGAGGCCAGTAGAGAGACAAACAGCTCCAACACCTCCCGTTACTCAGGCAGCTCCACAAACACAGCCTCAGCAGCCTGCTGGAGATGAAGAACCACAAGTCCCAGTATGGGAAGAAGACTCATTCATTGATTCAAGTGATACCGATGGGATGATGGCAGCGGTTCATGCTGAAAACCAGAAACTTCTGGCAGCCAGACGAGGGAATGCTCCTGCCGACCCCTCAGCCATGAATGCCATGAGAGCACAGCAAGCTGCCAAAGGTGCTCCTGTAATGCGTCCAGGTTCTGCTGTCCCCCCTCATGTTGGAGCCAAAGCTGTAGCTGATGTGCTGGAGTCTGAGGAAACCAGGATTCTGAATGCTGGTCGGAAGGCAATGGCAGAACCCTCTGATAAGCTGGGTGATGCTGATGTTTATCGTCAGCCTGTTGAGACTCTGGACAGATTAGAGCCAGATAAGCCTGCTGGACACAATGCTGCTGTTCTGAATGGTGCTCCAGCAAACCAATCTGTAAACCCAAGGTTCAAACCTGTTAACAGAAAGCCATAATCTATGGGCATATTGCCGACGACAACCCCGGAGCAACGGGCAGCGTTCTATTCAGACGTTGAAGATTTAACCAGTGTGGGGTTTTTATCCCATTCGGTGAGTCTTGCCGGTTCTCGTTTGTCGTTTCGGTCATTAAGTGTTGGGGATTTATTCCTGCTTCGGACTCATGGGGACGATGATGAAGATTGGCAATCTTGGATGGTGGCATCTTCTGTATGGATGGTGAATGGTTATAGCCTTCTGGGTGAAACTAATTCTCCATACCATATCCATAAAATGTTGAAAAACCTCCCTCGATCAGTAATGACTGTTTTGTTTAGTATTGTTAAGGGGTTATTCACCCGACAAGACCAAGCCGTCAGTGCAGTAGAGGCATATTGTTATGAGAATGCCTCACGTTTTCGGTGGAATGCCACTAAAGGCACCTCTATAGGGGGGGCTACGTCTGGAATCCAGGGTGCTGAACGGTTTGGAATTAACCCTGTGATGCAGATGTGGCGGTTCTTTAACGAGATAGAAGATAAACGAAGTTTCGATGAAACCCAGTGGGATGGTTTCAAGTTGGCTGCTTCTGCCAGTGCTCCCAAGGGTGTGGAGAAGATTGACAAACATGATAAGAACCGACGTGATCGAGAAGATAATCGGCGACAGGATGTGCTGGACAGATTCTATTATATAAAACAAGGAGTGATAACACCTGAATCGAAGCCGACAGACATTGAATCTATTGGTATCCGAGCCAAGTCTTATGATGACCTGGAAGGTGAGATGCAACGATGGGTAAGTGGAGATGATGATTTCCATGATACAATCGTTAATAACTACAAAAATTCAATCACTAACCGATACGATACTGAACGTGATGATAGAGCTGCTCGACGAGCATTGTTACAGAAGAAGTATGATGAGATGGAGTTGAACACAAAACCACAACCGTTGGTCGGTTACACATTAGACCAACTGGAACATGTCGTGAAAAGCAGGAAGCCTGGTATGGCTCATCTTTATCATGACACACAAGGAACTCAGGAGAAGATGTATCAGCGTCATTTGAAATTAGCAGAGAAAGGGTTACTGGAAGCTGAAGATGGCCAGCTCAAGGCCCCTCCAGGAAACCCTGAACTGATGGAGTTAATTACCAAACGTCAGGTTCCATTTAAGTCAGAGGATTAAATCATGGACATTCGTTCATCCATTCTAAATTTTAGTGCCCAAGTTGATACCACAACCATGACTAAATCCATTGGTTCTATGAAGAACATGATGGAGAATAACGTCAGGGATGCTTTCTCAACAGGTATGAAACAGGGTCTATCTCTGAAACATATGGATGCTGTTCGGAAAAAGATGACTGATGCTTCAAGAGAGATTGGTGAAATCCAAGAGAAGATGCACGCTAAAGCTGCAAAAATGGAGAATGAGAAACTTAGTCCTCTTTTGAAGATGGTGGCTAAAGTTCAGAAACAAAAACTAGCTGACCAATTAGAACTTCAAAGTCAGGAATTGGCAGCAGACCAGGACAGAATAGCGGGCCTCGGCCAAAAACTCGAACAGATGAGGGTAGATGACGAAAAAAGCCGGATGGCTATGGTCGGTAAGTCTGTCGAAACTTTCGGTGAGGGGATGCACTCTATTTTCTCTGATATCACCTCTAAAGATGTCACCTCCATTTTCGGTGTTATTCAGAAAGGTGCAGCTAAACTCCAACAGGTGCAGGCAAAGGCCGTAGCTTCTAAAGAGGCTGGTGGTTCTGGTGGGATGGCTAAGATTGCTGGGATAATGTCCAAGATAGGGCCTGCTTTGATAGCTGTGGGTGCTATTGCTGGGGGTCTTGCTGCAATTGTTAAGATTATTATTGATGCTGATGCCCAAGCTAAAGAACTGCATCGGACTTTGATGGAGGGTGGAGTTTCTGTTGGTGATATGGTTTTGGGAGCTGAGGGGTTAGAAGGTAATCTTCGTGAAGTTCGAGATATGGCTATTGATGTAAGGAATAATTTAGACTGGGGAACATCGGCTGCTGATCATATAAAGATTCTGGGTGCTTGGAATGAAGCCGGCCACACCTTGAAAGAAATGACTAAAGATTTAGGTTCCGCTGAGAAACGTATGGATGCCTATCAGCAAGCAACTGCTGCTGCTCTGACGTATTCAAAACTGTTAGGTGAGTCTGGTGAGAAAGTTGCTCAGGACA